ACAATATTAAAAAAACACAATGCCGCCCCTCAAAAGGCGGCCTTTGTGTTTAATATACACAAATATACCAACGCGGGGTGGAGCAGTCCGGTAGCTCGTCAGGCTCATAACCTGAAGGTCGTCAGTTCAAATCTGGCCCCCGCAACCAAATAAAGCCTGTAACTTCAATAAGTTACAGGCTTTTCTCTTTTGGAATTTATCTCCCAAAACCCACTTTGGAATTCATTCGGAATTTTTTGGATAGCTATTCCTGACACCTCAAGAAATCATCTGATAACTATAGCGCGGCGGCAGTTTCTGGACTAATTCAGGTTAGTTTCTGGACAGTTTTTTCGTTAGAGATCGATAGAAACGAGGGGCCAAGCGGCCCCTTTCTAACGTCCTAATTTGAAATTATCAGCTCTCTGGCCTGTTTGGACGTTGTCCTAGCCACTGAGTAGTTCAAACTGACTTCCTCCATATCAAACCCATCAAACACTTCTCTGATCACTGGCGTGTCATTAATCGATAGAATGAAACGACCTTTGATGCTGGCCATCTGGTCGGCGATTTTTTGGAAGTCCTCCCGACTAAAGATGTTTTTCCCGTAGTCTTTCTCACAGCCGTAATATGGTGGATCGAGATAGAACAGCGTGCTCGGCCTGTCATATCGCTCAATGAACTCATGATAGGGCAAGCATTCGATCACGACCCCAGACAGGCGATTGTGCAGGTTCTGGATCATCGGCTTAAGGATGCGGGTATTGAAACGCCCAGCCCGTTCCGGTGAGACACCGAAGCTGTTGTGCTTGGGGTTACCCCCAAAGCAGGTGCGCTGAAGGTAAAGGAACCTTGCCGCCCTTTGGATGTCGGTCAGGACTTCGGGCGGGACTTTGACCAGGCGCTGAAACTCTGAGCGCATAGTCATCTGGTTGGACAGGTAGTCTGTGAAATAACCTTCATGCTCTTGGATTTGTCGAAAAAGATTGAAGATGTCCTGGCTAATATCGTTGATGACTTCCGATCGGACCGGCTGATCGCGGCGCAGGAACACACCGCCCATGCCGACAAATGGTTCTGCATATGTGATGTGGTTGATCTGGTTGATACGCTCAACAAGGCGTTTGGCGAGATTGCGTTTGCCCCCAAGATAGGGGGCAATGGGTAAGACTTGACTACTTGTCTTCTTTTTCATGATTCACACTCTGATCATGATGCTCATCGGCATTCAGGGTGTGAGGCTCAGAGGCCTTCCAATGATTTATAGTATTACAGCGGGGGCATTTGATTTGAACTTCACCAGAGGTCCCCACCTTTCCAAGAAGTTTTTTGCAACTTCCACAGCGAAAAGACTCCATTTATTAACTTTTATATCCGATATTAGCCCCGCTCGATCGGGCTGGCGGGGCGGCTTTTGTCGTGGGTGGGTCATACACCCGGCTCAGGATGTTACCGCATCCTGACCCCTGCTGTTATAGGGTTAAATCCGGCACAGCAGGCCATTCAGTTGATGTTTTAAAATCATCGATAAGGCTTTCCTGTAACGTTGCCGAAGCAGATAATACGTCACCGGCATAATCCACTGCTCGTGTATGCAAAGCTTTCACTTGGGCAGCTGAAGATAAAGAAATGACATCTCCGGCAGATGTCATAAACTTTTGAGACCAAGAACCATCTTCAGTCTCAATATCCTGCGCTCGATCTTTCATCTCAGAAAGACGTCCAACTGAAATATCGTCACAGCGAAAAGCGCGACCGTTCACCAAAAAACCTTTTGAAATCAGGTCTTCCGCATGTTGACTAATCAACTTACACAGATTTTGTGCTTTTTCATCCGTGGTCATAGGTTGATATGAAATAACTGCATCATCCAGTGCGGTGCCTGTAACACTCGTGTTTTCACTACCAGCAAGATGCAGACCATCAACAAACAAGCTCTGTTCGGTTTCTGTTAATTCGCGACACTCGTTGTTTTTTTTAAAACTTGAGGCTTCTTTGTCGTTATCAATATTTACGACGATCAAAGTTTGATTAATTTTAGCCAAAAATACATGAATCATTGATAAACCCTCGCGGTAACACCTGAAGTTATAGCTGCCACTTCAATGCTGACAGTTGAAGAAGTTGGAACAATCACAGCTGAACATGAACTGTTCAAACTACCATTTGAATATGGGCCTAATCGGAAATCCACACCGTTTCCTGCTCCCCCATCATTTGAGCCTGCTGTTACTCTAAATTCAAAAATGCCGTTGTCGCCGCTATAACCGGAAACAGTAAGAAATATTGGCTTCCCAACAGTCAGACCTGTGATTGTCCATGTTCCTGTCGTGGTCCTAGAACTTTTCTCTGAAACAACAACAGCATTATCATTTAATTGTTTGGCTGTGATATAGCGAGTTGCGTCAGTTCCAGCGGCTGCTTCTGCATCAGTTGCGCGTTCAACAATACCTGCCACATCCTCTGTAGCATTCTCAACTGAAACAGCCCCGTCGGCAACTGCTTGAGAAATGGCTTGCGCCAATTGAGTGAGATCGTTTCCAGATGCTGTGTCTTCTCCCAGAAATGTCTCAATGACATTTCTAATTTCCAACATTGAGTGTTCCCAAGCATCGCTTGAGACGGCATCTCCTTCAATACCGTTAGCCGGATCCGCATCCACGTAAGAAGCCAATCCTGTTTTACCAATTGGAGGTACATAATCCATTTTCAGTTCCCTTCGTAACCAACGGTCAGTTCTTTTTCAGAAAAATTAATTTTGTGTAGAAGACACTCCAGATCTTCAGCGCGTTTGATTGAGCCTTGTTTTTCGCCACCTGTAGACACACCACCACGAAACATGGTGACACGAGGTTCTTTGACACGAACTGTCCACCAAAAGCGCACTTTCGCATCGCCACCAGCTTCTTGGCCACCTTTAGAAATGCCACCAATAAAAGGTCGGCGTTCCTTTAGCTCCACTTTGTAACCAAGAAGGTCAGCCAGGGCGACGATCGCATTTGGGTTTAAGCTTCCTACACGGTCGATCTTTTCATTCAACAGAGCAAGACGCTCCTGGCGGCTTAAGCCTGATTGATGAGGGCATTCGGGAAGTCCATGTTGTTGCTCCCACTCATCCAAAAGGTCTTTCGTATTTAACGGGTCTGCTTCGGTGAGCATTTTTTCAACGAGAAAGTCTTCTGCAGCCAGCTCATCTGCTACAGCACCAAACATAGCATCGCGGTTTGCCGTTTCCTTTTTGGGGAATGCAGCTCCCTGAGGCAGTGAATTGATCATGGCAGATTGGTAATCATTGGATGTGCGGACCATATCAAGAACCTCCGACCGTTACATTACCGATGACCGGCAGTTCGTTGGTTGCGCACTGAATGGCGGCATTAGGCGTATTTAAGGTGTGTTGATTTTCTCCAATCGCCTTTGAAATTGCCTCGCCGATCCAATCCAAATGAATTAGAACACCCGGCTTTGAGCGTTTACGCAGCATTGAGGAAACTGCCTCCTTAATAGCTGTCCGAGTTTCTGTCGTGTCTGGGTCGAGGCTCGTGAAGTCAAGATCAATGACTTTGGCAACAGGTGCTACGACAAACACCTCAGCACCACCACTAGGACGACCGGACCATTGCCCTGTAACCGGATTGATATGCCCTTCAATGTGATCCGCAACGCTTTGGCGGAGTGCCTCAGTTGGAATAGGTCCAGTAGGATCGTCGTAGGCCGCGATCCGGACGGTGACCGTACCCAACCCCAGCTCTTTTGGATAAACCCAGACATCAGAAACGCCGTTGATCATCTTAGCCCAGACAACGTAGTCGGCATCGTTTCCACCCATAGGAGGGAAGGATTCACGGAACATGACACGGGAGCGATAGGCATCCAGAGTTTCTTCTTCCCTGCCTTCCGTGAAAGCAGTTGAGACAGTTACCTCAGAAGACACCCCTTCGATTGGAGACATGGGTGACAGAAGTTCATCCTTGGCTAGGTTACCAGCATTACCCGCTTCTTCGACGGTCGCATTTACAATAGCTGTGCCGCCTGCAATCGTTGCATCAGTATCGAGGGTGATGATCACGCCGGATGTATGTTTCAATTGCACTTCGTCTTTGGAAATCACCTTGCCGTCTGTACCAGTGAAGGTGACCTGCCCAACTGCTTGAACGGCCTTCAGTTTGAGGAGGCCGTATTTGGCACCTTTGAGTTTGAGATGCTCTTCGTCGCAGGTCTTCGTATGAATTTGCTGCCGCGCATAATCGATATGTTGGTGAAGGTCATCAACCTCAGCAGAAACCTCTCCTGAGAAAGCAGCAATATTGCTCAGGCGCCCAGGTGTGGATTTCAAGCCGAGGTTTGAGGCAATATTACTACGAAGACCCAATTCACGATCTTTAAGTGACTTCTTTGGCCAAGGCATCAGGCAACCTCCTTCACATTATATTCTTGATTGATCGGGTCATAGACGACTGAGAACCGTCTTTGTTCCAGGCTTTGGTTTAGAAATAGGATCAGTTCTCCTTCAATACGGCCTCGTTGATTGGCCTTTTTGCAGGATGCTTGAACTTTCACAACAGGTTCAGCTGGCCCTTCGGTTGCAGCAATCATGAAGGCGCAGGCTTTTTCCATCAGTTCTGCAACCCGGTAAGGCATATTCGGCGTGATCTTTTCCCGACGAAGTGTCCAGAGAAAGCTCCCATCAGGTGTGTCGCCTTCCAGATCGGTTGACCAGTGCCCTCGTGGATCTTCGCCAGGCTCCAGAATCTCTGCAGGCGCTCTCGCATCTCTGAATAGTGTGTTGATCAACAGTTCCAGCAGGCCGTCACTGATAATCAGATCAGTGCCATCATGGGCAAAATCAAAGCCGGTGCCTGTCGGGTTTGTCATGGCGATATCCATCATTCACCTCCGCCCAGATAGCTTGACGGTGAAATATTATAGGCGGTGCCTGGTTGCTGCCCGATGGTCCACGTATCAACATAATCGCCATACCATTTTTGACCATGGCCATTTACGTCCCAGGCAAAGCTGGTTTTGGCGTAAACCTCAACCTCATCGCCTTCAAGACGGAGCTTGTTTTCGGCTTTCATGGTAATCTCAGGTGCAAAACCTTTAATGTAAGCCGGTGATGTTAAGGTCATGCCGCCATCATCATGCAACCAGATCCGTTGACCGAACTTAGACCATAAGATCACTTCGCCAGGTTTGCGATCAGTTGGACATTTCCGTGGGTCAGTTACGAAAGCAAGAAGGTGGCTGCGTTGCCCCAGAAGCGACAGCAAAAAAGCTTCTGATCCCGGCAATGGATTACACGCCAGACCATAGGGTTCAAAATGCTCTACCTTGTCTGCCAGTTCACCAACAAGTCCGGAAGCCTGAAGCTTTTGAAGCTTATCGGCATCCACTTTGTAAACCACAGTCACAATGCCGCGGGTAAATAAAAGGCTGATCCGCAACCGAATTGCATCAAGTTGTTCTTTAAGCCATTCCATTACCAGCTTCCCTCATCTTTTTCAGGCTCTGCCTGCAGCGCGTAGGCTTTGGGGTTGGTCAGCGTTAGATTTGTCTCCGGTGCGACATCTTCACTAACGCTATAAAAACAGCGTTTGATCAGCCATGTATCTTGGTTCTCATCGAAGATATCGCGCACTGGAACTAATGTATTAATATCCCACAAGGGAAGGGTATTGCCCTGTTTCCATCCTGCAACGCTATATTCAAGTTCAGCTGAACGACCAGCATTGAGGGAAGCCATTGTGACAGCCAATTTCTGAAGGGAGGCAGCATCACCTGGTTCATCCGCAATGACGATTTGAGGGCAATACAGAGGAACGCCATGGTCAGTGGCCATGCCGTCTAGCTTTGTGTGAGATGCTACACCCCAGTCTTCACCCGCACTCTGACTTCGCACAATGTAATCACTATTCCGGTCGGTTAAAGAAGCTTTGATGCGACAGGACAGGACATTGCCGTTTGGACCATGAACTAATTCCGTTTGCGCTTTGGCAGCGTGATCAACGGAAGTTAAAACAAGGTTCCCAAAACGGTCAGCGAAGAATAATAGGGCGCGGTGACGGCAAAGGCGCTCGATGGCGCGGCGAGCTGTTTCACCTGGTTTGACAGTGAATTTTTTGAATGGGGCCCCAACATCTGCAACGGTCACCACTTTAATGCCAAACGGCTTGCAAATATCAGAGATAATCTGTGAGGCTGTCTGGTTCAGCCATTCAGCCGGTTCCCTCAGAACAGAGCTTTTAAACAACAACGCAGTTTTGTCCCGCGGGGAAATCTTAAGCTCAAAACCGTCCTTGTCAGCCGTCAGATCGTGTTCATTAACGTAGCCGGTGATGACCGTTTCACCTTCCAAAGCCAGGGAGCAAAGTTGACCACGTTTGATCGGAGGAATGTCCGAACCATATTTACCTGGCCAGCCTTTAGTCAGGGTCAGGGTGGAGGAAGCAAACACCGCATCCATTGAACGGGTGACTTCAGCCTTTTGCCAGCCCTCCCATTTCAAGCCGTTAACATGCAAGGTGATGTCAGCCATTGTTGACCTCCTTCTTCACGAAGAGATCTTGCGCAGATGGCACGAACGATGGGTGTGTGATCCCGTTGCGGCTGACCAGTTGCTCTCCTTCAGATAAAGAGCCTGTTAGACGGTATGCCAGAACGCGAGAAGTTTCAGGCTGCAGGCTGCGATGAGCGATCAACTTGGGAAGAGCGACAGAGCGTTCGGTAATGTCACGAAAAACAGCGGTACGAAGGCTGCGCAAAGCAGATCGACGCGTCGCCTGTTTGATCGGATCCAGACTTGGTGTGGCGTGGATGGCCTCTTTGAGCGCATTGCCGATCGCATCACGAATAGCCACAGCCTGATTTAAGTCAGTGAAGTTGGAAACTGCACTGGCATTCGATGCCTCAATGACAGTGGCATCAAAGAACATCTGCGTGAATAGTTCGTCCTGGCTGTTGTTCTTAGGCGTATTGGATCGGGCATAAAAAAGACCCGTTCCAGCGTCCTTTTTGGGTGAGGTAAGAAGGTCGGCAAACGGATTGCTGGACCCGTTTAACATATTCCAGAGAGCCCCGGCATTCGGAGCCAGCTGCCCGATCAATGATTGAACATAACCCAGTGGATTTTGTGCGTTGGTGAGGCCGGTGCGAACAACAGAAAATGCGGTCTGCGCAAATTCAAGACCACTGCCGATCATCTGATCACCGGCTTTAAGAACAGACAAATCCACTTGATCAAGCGGAGAGGCAAAACCACCGCGCAACGCATCGCTGCCCTGCTGAAACATGGTGCTGATCCGATTAAAGCTTTCAACCAGTTCATCCGTGGTGGCTTCAGCCTCCAGCTCATCAACACCTAAAGACAAGTCATAGCCATTTAAGATAACGGCTTCAGCTTCCTGCGAGGCCGTAATGACTGCGGCTTTAGTGTCGACTGTGGCAGTTGGACCTTTTGTGTTTCCGGCAAGGATGAACGTCACATTAAAGTCAGCAACGCCCAGCTCGGTGAAATCTTCATCGTCGCGCACGTCCTCTACAACGACCGTCAGTTCCCCTCGGGTTGGATGGACAAGGATATGTGTGCCCGTTTTGTCTAAGGCGGCTTCGATTTCTTTTCGGCGCTGAAGGGCATCATCACCCAGCACATAGATGGACATATCAAACTTTTTGCGAGACAAACCCATGTCAGTAACAAGGGCATCATCCTTAAAAGGATATTCCTTCACATCGATGCGGTGCGATGCAGAGCGTTGTGAACGTGTCGTATGAAACGCCAATCCATCAATGGTACCTTGTGCATATTGAGCCAGATCGATCATAAGGCACCTGCCTCAAGGCCACCAAGATCCGGATGGCGCCGCGCCCGATCGGAACTATTCGGACGATGTTGGGCACGAGTGTTGTCTTCAAGAGCTTTCGCAACCTTAGAAAGACCTGCATTCATTTCTTTCTGCTCAGGTGAAGTTCCCTCTTTCTCTTTCCCAAACATTTTGGAGAACAAAGCTTCTACACCTTCACTGCCAAACCAGGCACCAAGGCCACCTCCCACAGCTGCACCGACAGCAGCGCCGATCGGGCCAGCGAAGGCACCGACCATAGCACCTCCTTTAGCACCAGCAAGGCCACCGGCGATGGCACCGCCACTACTGGCCATGCCTTTAACATCACCGTCCATGGCAGCACTTCCCATAGAAAGCGCACCCATCGCTAAAGCTGCCCCTGGAACAATTCGACCAGCCCGACCTGCAAAACGACCCAAGCGGGTTGTCACACCAGATTTGCGGGCACGTCCTTTTCTGTTGTTGTTTGCTGTATCCATCCCGCCTGCAGTTCCAAAACTTGCTGGCCAGTTGGTCACAATAACAGGCTGAGCTGCAGCGGCGCTCATGGCATTAGCTGCAGCACCAGCGACACCTTTTGAACTGCCACGCATTGATCTCACCATCCGGATCCCGGCAGCGGTTCCGCGAATAGCTTTATTGACAGCCCAAATACCTGCAGCTGCTGTTGCGCCGGTGACAGCCAAATCAAACAGGTTGTTCAGCTCATCAGTGTCCAGAGAGTTGATTGCATCTGCGATTTGTTGAATCGGTTCAGCCATATTGTCATTGGCCACTCGAGTCAGGGCACCGTTGAGGCTGTCTATTGCAGCTGACATGGTTTGTGTTTTGGCGGCTGCATCTGCAACGATCTGGGTGCCGTTGGACTGAACAGCCAGAAATTCATTCAGTTTGACCAGGTCGCCGGATGATTGGAAGTCAGCACCCAGTACTTTGAGGGCTTTCTGAGCTTCTTCACCGAAGATTTTACCGTATCGAGAAACACGGCCTTGTGATTTTTCAATGATGGATCGAACGATCTGATCCAGGGCGAGGAACTCTTCGCGGCCTTCAGCTGCAGCCTGAGGATCAAAAACAGTGATGCCTTTCTTTTCCAAGTCTTTGCCCTTGACCGCGATTTCACGGATCAATGCCTGAATTGCTGTTGAGCTTTCAGCTGCGCTGTCAGTTGCCATCTGCGTGGTCTGAGCTAAGGCACCAAGGGTACGAACAGCTGCCATACCTTTTTGCCCCATCGAAGCCAGGGACGCCATCAACGGTCCAGATTCCGCAGCAAGGTTTTGGAAGGTAAAGGCACCGGCCTTACCTTGTTCAATGAGCAACTCTAACGCTCGTCTCACTTCGTCCGGCTCTGTCACACCGAGCTTTTTAAGACCGGCAATCACAGCACCAATGTGAGAACCTTCAGCACCGACAGCTCGAATGGCTAGGCCAATGCTTTCCAGGTTGTTTTGTGCAAGATCGAGGTCACCGGTTTTTTCGACAATGGCTTCCACAGCGCCCATCAACTGTGTTGGGTCAATTCGGATATTGCTGTCTTGAGCAACGGAGAATAGCTGACCTTTGAGGGTGTCGATTTGCTTGCCGGTTAGTCCGGCCTGGACCTCGATGTCCTTCAGGCGGCGATCAAAATCAACAATACCCCGAGCAGCCAACGCCATCCCGCCACCAGTGACCAGACCTGTATAGCGGTTGCCCAATCCATCGATCGCATTTGAAAGCCCCATGGATGCCTTGCGCATCCGATTGAAGCCTCTTGTGGCTTTTGTTGATAACCCTTGAATAGCCCGTTCACCTCGCTTGGCTTCTGCCGCGAGGTTACCTGTCATATCGACCTGGACTTGTGATTCAAAATCGCTCATGGGCTTTTCAGGTGTGCTACCGTTTTGAGTTGTCGAAGGAGTTTGTGAACTGGGTAGGTTTTAATCTCTGCCATTGAGGTGTTGGTCGTGCTGGCCAACGCAATGACGGCGGTTTCGATGTGAGGAATGTCCTGAAGGAACGACCATCCGGACGCCCAACCAGGACACGCTGCCTCAAGCTTTAGGAGCGCCAGAACCGTCTTCGGCTTCGGCGCCTTCAGATCGCCCCTGGTTGCCGGTCTCCCGTTTCAACAGGACTTGTTCCATTTCATCGACCTTGGTGGTCAGGCGGCGATAGTCGAACTCATCCATTGCTCTGAGATCAGCAAGCTGCACAGGGCCTTGGATGGAATCGCCTTCGATGGTTTCCAGCTTCTTGATCATGCGGCGGATACGCTCAGCATCGGCACGAGCCGGTGATGTTTGAAAGATGGGGGTAATGCCGCCTTTGCCATCATCTGCCATTTTGATGCTTTCAGCAGCATCTGCAGCATCCATCGCCTCACCAGCACTCAGCTTGTCCAGGAAAACAGTTGTATAGGTTTTCCCGCCGATCTTGATGCCTTCGATCAGGTTTACATCCAGCATTAAACTTTCTCCGCTTTCGTGCCGGTGAAGATGAGGCCGGACCAGGAAGCGTCTTCACCATCACCCAGTTCCACGTCATCAGACAATGATGCTTTTGCAATCACCCATTCCTGTCCGGATTGCTCACAGAAGAAACGGATGGTGACTTCAAGGCCGTTTGCGAAATCTTCCGGATCAAAATCATCCGTTGGAATCACATCACATTTGACCTCAGACATACCAGGAACAACGCTGCCGCCGACATAACCGCGAGGGCCTTTACGGGGCTTGCTGGTTGAAAGACCAGGTTTAAGAGAGGCAGAGCCTTCAACAGATTGAAGCTCTCTGCCATTTGCGGCGATAATTGCAGTGCCAAAGATAGACATTTAAGAACTTCCTTTCTTAGATCAGGCGGAAGGCAGAGCGAACTGCCAACTGGTGGAATTGATCGATCGGGCGGGGCTGGTCGAAGACGTCGAGGCGACCGCGCATTTGTGAGTTTTTGTTAGAGAGAATGTCAGCCTTGTAGCCGTCATAATCATCCATCAGACCGGCATCAATCATGGCGGTGTAATGTGCCAAAAACTCAGAAATGCCAGTTTCAGGCGTGATGATGTTGGATGCGAAACCTGCAGCCGGATGACCGCTTGTTGCTAACTTGTGGCGTGGGTAACGTAGCTGGAAGCGATTGATCACGGAGCGGCGGTAATAGCTCATGGTCATCACCGTATTGAGGCTTTTATATGCCTTGTCTTCGGCACCGGCCTGATTTTGGCTGTAGGTTGTCACAGCACGTTCAATCCGCACCTTGCCATCAATGCCGATGCTGTGGCTGCAAATACCGTTACGAAGAAGCGTTTCATTTTCTTCCGGGAGGCGGCGTTGACCTTCAGGCGCTCCCTTAATGTCTTTCAATTCCAATGTCTGGAACGGACGGGCCGGGTCTGTTGTGCCGTAGTACATGACATTTGCAGCCAGTGAAGCTGCCCATTCCCAAGACGGCGAGGCCGAATTTTCTGTGATGTCCATGATTGCAAAATGTTGAGAGTTCCGCGCCAAGGCAAAGGAATTGAGAGAGGCAACCCCTGCTTTTTTGGCGCAGAAGACACGTCCGTCACGCTGACTGAGGGGCCCCCAACGGGTATCCAGTTCGGAACGTAACAAGTCCATGTTCGTTGTATCAGTATAGGGGCAAACAAAGCCCTGATACTGGGTCAGGGAATCAAGTGCATCAATCCCGTCTTGCAAGTCAGGGTTACCCGAACCATTGCTATTTTGAACAATGGCAAAACTGACACCGGGGCTGTCGTAATCATCGCGATTGTAGCGGGTGAAAATATTGATGTCGTTGCCGGTTTCGCCTTTCCATTTGCAGGTCAAGGTGAGAACTGCGCCAACGTTTGAAGCTGTCACATAAGAGGCCGGATTGTTATTGATCAGTGTAACGAGCCGCCCTGCAATCGAGGTAGCATCTTCCGCACTGGAAACGCCAAGCGTGTAACGAACATCCCCGACATAAAAGACCTGAGTGTATGAACGGGTTGCTGCCCCTGAGATGGTGATCGTCGAAGTCGCCGCGACACCACCGGCATTCTCTGCCAACGGGATGACCAGCAATTCCTGGTAAGGGTTGATTTTGCGGAAAGCCGCCACCATTCCGGCCAGCATGGAATCTTGACCAAACAGTGTTTTGGCTTCAGAGCCTGTGATCACCTGGTAAATCTGATTGACCGTGGCTTCGGGCGATGTCCCCATTTGACCGAACATGACGGTGCGCTGTTTAAAGACCGGCAAGCCATTGAAAGCCAGGGACGGGTCGATTTCCATATAGATGCCGGGACGGAAAATGTCGATCGGCACTTCGTTGAAGCTAATGTCGGCCATGGATTACTTCTCCTCTGACTTGGCGGCTGTTTTGCCTGTTGCTTTAGGCGGGTTGGCTTTCACTGCTTCTTTGCGAGAAAGGAAACCACGATAGAATTTGTTGTTCGGCACCCAGGCCCCGACCTCTTCGATCGACGCACCTGTGTCAGGATGCGGAATGGTCATGCCCTTGGCAGGCTTGATGTAGATTTTGTCCGACATTATTCAGAATTCTCCAGTTGGGTGATTTCGGAATCCACAGTCGGCGTCTCGTCCGAAGCCGGACCACCAACATACGGTTTGGAAGAATGGAAAATGCTTTCCAGGTCCTCGAGGGTTGCATCTGGAACGCGCTCCCAAATGAACCGGCATGAGAAAGTCACGCTGTAGATGGCGAGGTATTCACGCTCGATCTTGGCGTTAAAAAGGTTGGTGACCTGTTTTGGGTCTAACGCCTGACTGCAGCCGTCCGGCAGATACCCTTCAAGGGCTGCAATGGCGAAAAGGATCAGCTCGTAAGCACCTAAAACTTTACCCCCACGACCACCTTGTCGGGCTTGGTCCTGTTTCATGCTCTTGGCAGCGGAAATGATAACAAAGTTTGCCTGCCACTCTTGACCCTTGCGAGCAATTGTGCGGGTTTGTTTTGCCCCCGCAAAAGCGATCCAGAAGGCCGGAGCCTTTTGAGCAGCATCAACGAGGAGGTTGTCGTCCAGTTCACCGCCGTAAGTTTCACATTTGACCTTGAAGGCGTTTGACTTTGCCAAATCATTCAGGCGGGTCTGGATACCAGCTTCAATTTGATCAATCATACTCGCGCCTCCCGTTTAGCCATGCGTACAAAATCAGCGATCTCACCACGGATGGCTTTGAAACTGTCGTCATCGAAGCCCAGGAACGGACGGGCCGGAATGGTGACGCTTTTGGCGAAGACAGCTTTGCCAGCAATAGTGAATGCTAGGACTTTCGCTTTTTTCGGTTTGATGGTGGCGCCGAACTGGTGAGACTTGGCGTAGATAACATTGGTACCAACCTTGACGGTTGAACCATCAACGCTGTGGGTCACGCTATCGCGCAGGCGACCGCTATCGACCAAAGTTTGTCCGCCACGTTTTGCCTTTTCCCAGGCGACACCGTCTGGACCTTTGCCTTCTTGGAAACGATCTTGAACCTGAGACACCAAAGCCATGCCGATGCCGTCATAAAGCAGTTCTTGATCACCAAGACTGGACAGGAAAGTTTGAACACGTTTGCCGAGACGCCCAAGATCGCGACTATCAATTTGCATGGTGGCGCTCATGAGAAAAGTTCCTTCTCATTGAAAGCCAGGTTGTGTGCTTGGAACGTCGGACCGGTGTTGTTGGCCGCGACCTCAGACCCCAGCATCACATCGCCACTTACCATGCGTTTAAGAAGTTTATGCGCGTCGTCATATCGCTTCTGCACTTCTTCAGGAGCTTTGCCTGAAAAGAGAAGGTAGCGCGCAATGTCACAGCACAGCCGTTCAATGACGCTCGGTGCCGGATCCAGGGGAACGGGATAGCGCGAACCGAGCATCGCATCGATCTCGGCACTGGCATCATCCAGGGCGACTTGCAGCTCGGCAGCATTGATGGTTTCAGCATGAGGATCATCCTGATTGGTCAATTCAATCAGCTCCAGATCCTTGAACCGTTTTTCCATTGCTGTTTGGTCTGCGTAGGCCATCTCTCGTTCCTTGATTTTCACCCTCCGATGATCTTGTCTGGCAGACCATCGGAAGGATTTCTTGAAGTTGCCTCAGGTACACCCTTGCCACGAATGGACCGTCACAGGCTGCTCTCTACTTGGTTTATTCAGTAGGAGCCGTTTTTTCTTCTAGGACTGCTTCCCATGCCGTATCACGGTCATCAGCAGAAACCGTGAAGCCGAGGTCTTTTTTCAGATCTGTACAGCTTGGTTTCTTGTCCGAGTCTTCTTCGTAGGCTGCGTAGCAGGCTTTCAGAAGAAGGGCTGCTTCATCGACAGTTTCGTCTTCAGGGAGGGTGATTTTCTTCAGTCGAAGCAGTTCGCGCGCTTGCTTTTCAGTAAGCTCAATTTCACCGTCAGTGATTTCTTCACCGTCATGGGTGATGTTGCCGATGACTTCATATGTTTTTAGTTCAGACATATCGGATCACCCCCCTTAGGCTTGAGCTGGTACGGCAGCTTGAATAAGGAAACCGGCATCAGGTGCCACAGGGACTTCCTTCAGGCTTTCCCCAGCACGAACCAGTTCACCACCATGCAAGCCCATATCGACTTGTTTTGTGCCTGCGACCTTTTGACCGTGGCGAGCTGTGAAGCCATATGTGACGCCACCGATTTCAGGTGTTGCGGAACTGTCAATGAAGTGACCGGCTACCAGATTGTCCCATACACGGTTCAGCTCCATAGCTTGACCAGGACGGTTGATGTTGATGCGGCTCGCACCAACGTAGACGCGTTGTACTTCAAACAGTTCCGCAACCGCTTCTTTGGAGACAACACCAGAAGCGTTTGAATCACCTTTTACATATTCCACAATTTGGGGATGGCGCTTGAGCTTCTTCCAGGCGTTGTGACCGATGACCAGTTGGTTCGGACGGATAAGACATTTATCCAGGTAATCTTCGATCACGTCGTATGGGGTGGAGTTAGCGTAATCGCTGAATTGTGACGTGCCGGAAAGGGCAGTCGTTAGACCAGTACCGTAGTTGGTCGGATCGTTGATGAACTTTGCAACACGGACCTCTCGGTCCAAGGTAACAATACCCATAGACAGGTTTGCAGCTTGTTTGCGAGGATCATAACCGGCTTTTTCAGCTGCCTGAATTGTTGGATTGTCCAAAGGAATAGCCAAGCCATAATCGACAACCTTGGCTGTTTCTTCAGAACCAGTGATTTCCAATAGGTTCGCAGCAGAGCGCGGACCAATGTGGGTGTCAGGCACATTGAAGTTTTGATCTTCAGGGTAGGCAGTGTAACCAAACTTACGATCGGAGACCGTTTGCTCAGGAAGAACACCATCGGCAATTAGAGCATAGTCAGGGTTCTTGTAGGAGCGAACCAGGGCCGTCAGCTCAGGCTTTGTTTCGAATTGTGCAGTATCGGTCATTGTTTAGTCCTTAACCTTGCATGATGAATGGAGAAATGTGAGCTGGGGCAATGTCACCGGAAACTGCGCTTACTTCAGCGGTACCGATACAACGGACATTTGATCCAGCAGTCGGTGCAGCTTTGATGGCTTTACCATCAGCATCAGCTGTCAAAGGATCACCAGCGGCGACAGTTCCGCCGAACTCAATATCCTGGATATCGGTTTTATAGATATCGACGCGATCGCCAGCACCATCGGCACCGTTTACGCCAGTCACACCGGCGAAGTTGTCGGTTGCGGCTGATGCTTGCGCGATTTGTTTGTCTGCAGCACCGAATTTGACGATACGGTTTTTTGCAATCACACCTTCAGCGGTATAATTTTTTACAAGTCCAAGCTGGCTCATGATTAAGACCCTTTCACAGCTTCGAGGGCTTCAATGGCAGAGACTTGAATGCCCTTTGCAGCCTGTTCTTTGATGTGTAAAGCAACAGCTGCAGACAATTGATCAGGGTCGTTGAAATCAACCTGATCACCCTTTGCACCTGTTTCTTCGGAGAAGTTCACGCGGCATGGCAGTCCGCTCAAAAAGTCCTGGAAGATCTCCAGTTGACCTTTTTCTTTTGTTTCATCGCCATCAGCGAATGAAACTGTTTCGTCGGAAGACAGGCTGGCCATAAAGCTTGCCAGTGTGTCTTCTTCACCTGGAAGGACTTTGCCTTCATTTACCAACGGTGTGATAAACGCCTTGGCATCTGCAGCAGCCTGCTTTTCAGCAAAGGCCGCTTCGTCTGCTTCCAGTTTTTTCTGGCGAGCAGTGATTTCCTCAGCCGACAAGGTGCCGGGTTGAGTATTCTTTGTCATAGGATCCTCATCATCGTTAGAGGGTTCAGAGAAACTTGAGGAAGTATCAGTGGCTTCCTCACCGGCTTCTTTGCCAGCTTCATACGCCCCCTTTTCAATGAGACCTTCAGCGGTCCAATCGGGAATGGCGTCATTCACTTCTTCAGCGTCATATTTACCGAGAAGGAATTTTTTAATGCTCAGAAGACCGCGACCAATGTCTGCGATCGTCCAGCCGGAAAAATCCGCGAACTCGACTGTGACAACATCTTCTTCAGCGTCAGAGAATTGAACTTGCTGTAGCCCTTTAACGGCAGGGACAGCAGCACCAAGGAAACCAACATGGCGCAAATAAAAAGCGCCAGGTGTCGGGTTGTTTGGAGATTTGGGGGCGAAAAAACAGGCAGATACTTTTTTGAATTTGCCCTGGGTCACCATTTCAGAGAAGGCCGGATCGATTTGATCCGCCTCTGCAAATAGTCCACCGTCTTCGAACTGAACAGACTTAACCCAGCCGTAGGCTTCGTCTTCCGTTTTAGGGTGCCCGATGACCAGAGGGGCCTCAGAAACCTGTGGGTCGTAATTGTCTGCGACCTGACTGACGATCTCGTCACTGAAACTGATCGCCGCACCTTCCATTGAAGTGTGCTTTCCGCTTTTGAAAATATGGATGCGTTTTGTCATCTAAACCTCCGAAACATCGAAGGCCATAATGACGAGGCTTATCTGTTAGCGTGATTGAACGCTTCAGGGAAAAAGATCAGATTGGGCAAAAGGGGAATATGGGCACATCATGGTCGAAGTGATGAAGCTTGTCCAGACATCCATTTCAGAACCCGTCAATTTGCTTCTCTAACGCCCCTCTAACGGGGGGAATGACATTTACTCCCTGCCAGCGTAGCTTAAAACGCATTAGAGACGCTCAGTGGGCTTAAAATCAGATTGTTGAATTTTACGGGGTGATATCCTATAATACTCGCATGAGGGATGACCTACGCGGGTTCAACTGTCGCGTCGAATGGCTCCCTTGAAGCCGGGAAGGAACCTCCCGGCTTTATTTTTTTCGATATAACAAGCTGCCCCGCCGCCATTTCTCTAAATATTCATCTTGGTTTTGCGATTTTCTATCAGCTTTCGGGGTGAAGTTTGTGACCTCGCGCCACCCCTTGTTGGTTACCTCAAAGACGCTATAGCCACTCAATTGCTTTCCTGATACATCGAAGCGGCTCATATAGCGGCGTCGCAATACCCACTTTCCATTTTCAAGTTGTTGCCAGTCAAACCAGATTTCATCCGGATCCTTGATGTTGTCAGCCAGGTATCTCAGATACGGTGCGCGACCACCCTTAGTAATTTTCCAATCGCCATTGATGTCCTTAAACAGATCCTCGGAAATCGAAAGCACTTCACCAACCTTGTCAGTGAATAGAACGGGCTTTGAAGTTGAACCGCCAAACTCTTTCAGGAAGGCATCAGCATAGTCATCTTCGGTCATGCCACTGCTGGGCAAGGTCTTGGCGGTTGAGACATTGCGCGGTGACGGCATTGGGGTGGTTGCAGGCAATCCATTTCCTGGATCTGGTTGTCCAGGTGCAGGTGGTGGCGTAACGCCGGTTAATCGGTTTCGACCGACATTGTAGGCAAAACCAGGGTCGATGCCTGCCGGTGTTTCGACCTGCATATCCCCACCAGGTGTTTTGATGGTGTGATGATCAACGCCATCAGCTGGCATGGAAGAAGAAACGCTGTAACCTTTTTTCTTAAGATCACGTTCCGACAGAGATTGAACTGTACATCTGCAGCCCCAGCCATTTGGAGGATAGTGGGTGTTCCAAAATTCGTGATCGACCGGATAGATAAGACCGTCCCAGCCTTTGTGTTGACGTCGGGTGCGTTGATCGTCCACAGCGATATATCGTAGATATGGACGGATTTTCTTCACCCGTTCAATCTGATCCCATCGACCGGCTGCATGTGCTGTGCGCAGATTGGTTTCAAAGATGACTCTGGTACGCCAACCGCGTTTTCCCTTGTAGGTCCAGCCATGCTTGGCAACGATGGTGTCAAAGTCCTGGCGAAATTCTTCTAACGTGGTTCCGTTCTCGATCGCTTTGGTAATGGCGCCGCGAAAATCTTCCAGCATGGTCGTCTTGGTCGCACCGGCAATGACAAAGGCTTTGGTATGCTGTTCTTCCCAAACATCCGTCCAGGCTTTGGTGGGAAGGTTTACCTTACCTTTGAAATAGTCGATTGCTTCCTGGAACTCGAGAGCGGTATCGTCCAGCTTCATGTGTCAACACTCGCTCGGCCCATCAGATCGGCAACCGCTAATCCGCCTGCAACCTTCTTGGCCATCTCATTTGTTTTGATTTTTGATGACAGAGAAAGCAGTCGGCTTTGTGCATCTTCGAGGCTCTGACTGTCTTTCAATGTTTGGCGGATTTCGTCAAGGATGTCTGCGAAATCTGCTGAAGAAAGATCGTCAAGCTGATCTGCGAGTTCGTCCACATCATCTGCTTCGTCGTCACGATCGGCAAAGGCCGGGTCTTTCGGTTGTCGTTTTTCCTGGGCGTTAGTTTCTTCCCATTCGCCACCATACACGTCTTCCACATAAGCTTTTGTTGGCCTTAGTCCAGATGCTTCTGAAACCTTCTTGTCTCGATCAGCACGTTTATCCAGGTCTTCTTCCTGAGCAATGCGGCGCCATACCTCTGGAGGATTAGCACCAGGGAAATTCCAAGCTGTTAGCCAAGCAATTGGCCCTCTGTTGAAACTGTCACAGATCAGGTCCGCATCGCCTTGAATGATGTTATCGGCAACACGCTCATGAACGTTTGCCTGGCTTTGGGAGCTGCCGTCATCAGTTGTCATCGTTTGACTTAGGATGACTTTGGAAACCGCCTTATCCCAGTATTCCTGGAATTTTTCATAATCTCCACCGCTAGAACGCATAGCTTGAAGGAGTTCCAGCTTGAAACCTTCAGGTACAGCGACAGCTGATTGACTATGTACAGCCATTAGTGTGGCCAGGAGATTGTCGATTTCTTCTTGAGTTGCGTGTGTCGGATGTTCTCCTTTTGATGTTGGCATACCGTATTTCTCAATAAAGACCGCCCAAAAACGAGCGCCATTTTCTTTGAGAAAGACCGGCCAGTAAAGTCGCCAGCCTAAGCAAGGACCATGAGGAACATCATCACTATCTCCTGGCAGGGTGTAATGCCACATTTTGAAATCAGGTAGGGGATCGCCTTGGGAGTTCCCTCCACCTGTAAACAACAGTTCGCCACCTTTCCAGGTGAATCGCTCCTGGGCACGGACAACGATTTTATCCAGGACAATTCTACTTCCGTCTTTTGCCCACATGCATTCTGCAATGGCAAAACCATAGAACTGTGCGAAATGCATTTTCTTGGTGACCTGGTCAAAGCCGACTTTTGAGATTTGGTCTTTGATGAACTCTGCGGCTGCCACATCATTAGCTGCTTCACTGGCTGGATATACTTCCCAGTCTACAGCAATGACACCGGCTTGACGTTGTTCCCAGACACTTCCAACCTGGTGATCACGTAACAAACCACGCCAACTTTTGATGTTTCTTGCGTTAGATTCCATGGAGCGGTCACTGAATGCGACACCCATTGTCGTACCGCCTGCAGCTGTGATCTCGTTAAAGACGGGCTTTGGCTGCTTCTTTTTGGATGTTCTAGCCATTACATATTCCTCAATTTATTCAATATACCTGCACCGGCGACACCTAAGGAGCCTGCAATACTAGAGCCAAATGTTCGAGTGCCTCCAGTGACAGAGGTTCCAACTTTATGTCCTAGCTCCACGGCTCCGGTGTAAAGCATATGCAATGCGTCTGGTCCATCATCATGACCTTGTGGAAAGGTTTCTAACTGGTTGATCAGTGTTGATTGGCTCGAATGCAAACGGATTTGTCCAACATCGATAGTTGGTTGCATGCTCTCAATTCTAAGAATTTTATCGGTGTTCGGGACAACGCCTCGTGCTGGCAGGACAACTCCTTCTTTCGCAGCATCTTTCATCATTTGTGTACGCAAGAATTCTTGGAATTGCACTGCTTCAATGAACCACATGGCACAGCGATATTCTTTCTGCAAAGCGATCACATCAGAGATAATGACATTAGGCAAACGCCTGCGAATGGAAGCAACCAATACATCTAGAATTCCATTGTCTCGGTTGTAACCGCCAATCAGTATTGCACTTGGGTCCCCTGTTTTTCCGTATTTACCTAAAGATGGGTCGACTGAACCGAAATGAACAAGAGGGTTTACTGGAACCACCCAATAAATGATCCGAGAGAATATCTGGTTTTCACTGTCGATTGGCTGGTTTTGGTATTCTGAACTAAAGGCCTTAGTGCCGAGGCGTACTCTCAGCTGCATCAGCTTTAAGATCGGCTGGACAGCTTCCCAGAGAACTTTAGCTCCGCGCTCCATTGCTTTCTTGTTTTGTTGAAAGAATTTCTCTGCTGCGATGCCTTCCTTGTCATCAGGGTCACGTAACAGCTCTTCCCATTTTTCCCATAAGTCCATTCGTGCGGGCCATTTGATGATGGCTCTAAATGTTTTAGCTTTCCAGAGCGGGGCTTTCAGTTTACGGGCGAGAACACTGTCGAAATGTAGGACGGTACCCACGTAGAGAACATCCATTGAGAAGTCCGGAGGGCCAATGTTTTCGACAACTTTGTCCAGCCATCCCTCACTCTTGTTACGCTGTTCGACCTTTTCAACGTTTTCGTCGTTTTCCAGATCGTCCAGGAAGGTGATGTCGGGACGTTGAGACCCATGGCGGGCACCACGGATCCGTTTGCCGCAACCACCGACCATGAACTTGCAGTTCTTCTTGGTAACGATCGTGCCTACCTGCCATACAGGTCCGCGACCGGTATGTTCAGGGAAATCTAAAAGCAGGCGGGGGTTATCTTCCAGCTCCGCCTTGATGCCTTCCAAGAGCATAGCTGCAACTTCGATCGCATCAGACAGGATCAAAGGGAATTTCTTACGGCCTGTTAGGACGGTCCAGATGGCCAGGAGCTGACTAATGTAAGTTGATTTTGCGTTACCCCGCGGGGCAGCAATGGCATAACGTTGACCTTCCGGCATATCAATGGCTGCTGGAAGAGTGTTGAAGATCCATTCGTGGAATTCAGAGGGTTCAGCATCGCCATAATGCGGGAAATAGGTTTGGCAGAAGAATTTGAAATCCTTTTGTACCCGTTTCCGACGATCTGCAATAGCAGCCTTGGAACGATCAAAATTCCCAAGATCTGCAGCTGACTCAATCTGCTCACGCAGTGTTGAGGCCAGCTGGTTCATATCCTCCAGGAAATCATTGGAGCCGTATTTATGCCCTTGATAGCCAGGTCTGTTCTGCTTTTTTCTCTGTTGAGCCATGAAATACCTCAACCGCCATATTCGTTGGCCACCTCAATGGCGAACGGTTCCATGATCTCCAGAACAGCTTCAAGGTGTTGAGGGTAGTTCTCACTGACAAAGCGGGTCAGATGATGCATCAGTTCGTTGGCAACAGCGTATTGACCAAGCTCTGGTGCTGCCTTGGCAACGGCGCTCATAGTCTTGGTGAACGCGTCTGCCATCTTGGAAATGTAATCTACACGGTCTTTGGCGCTGATATTGGTTTCTGGGTCATTCAGAAGCTCCATTGTTTTCTGATAAGCCTGCATAAAGTCAGAAAGCACAATCTCTGCAACCATGCGCGTACCGTTTGCCGATATCGATGCTGCAGATCGCGCATTATCCCAGTCATCACCAGCAGCCGCGGCTTGGTTCTTCCAGCGTTGAGCGGTGCCTCTGGAGACACTGTGTTTGTCAGCTGCAGCACCTAGATCCAAGCGATCAAAAACATAAGCATTGCGTACAGCTTGGCGCGTTTCTTGATCGTGTGCCATTACGTCTTTGCTCCGAAGCTACCTTTGATGCCTTGGGCGGCTGTACGCATCAAGGTATCAGCGCTGGGCTTCTTGATGCCCTCAATCTGAACCTTGCCCAGGGCAACGTCGCGACCGGCATTGGTAATTGCCAGTGCCTTCCCAAACACGCACTGGGTAAGAAGGTTCTTGTCTGTCAGCCACATCAGTTCGTTCAAAAGGTCTTGATCTGAAGGAGACAGGCTGATTTTGAGTAGGCTGGTTTTGATCGCATCAAGATCTGCAGGGGCCGCGATGCCAGGGATTGAGATTTTACCTTCAGCCGCTTCAATGCCCCGAGAAGAAGCAATGGCGCCATAGACACCTTGATCAACTTGCAAGGTAACGAGTGATTGTTCATCCAACCAGGCGAGATCAGTACGTACAGTGTCTCGAGAAGGGTTCATGCCCATATCCAGCAGGAAATCCTGAATGATAGAGGCGTTGGCAGTATAAGCCGGTGCCTGGGACAGAATACGTAAAATAGCCAAGCGGCGATCGTCAGCTTCAGGACGGTTCTGCAGGTAAAGCAAAACAGCCAAGCGAAGGTGTTGCTGAAGGCGTTGTGCAAACAAATTGCTCATGGTCTATTCCTTCAATCCTTTTTCCAGCAAAAGCCGGACGTTTTCACTGAGGCCAGCGAATTCCCGCTGCATACCGTTCATTTCGGCGGTAGCGGCTTTTAGGTCACCGGCTGCTTCTTTCAGTTCAACAACCAACCCGTTGAGCTGTTCTTTGGTCGCAAGGTTTTCAAACCGTCGATCACCGTCATTTAGGCGCTGGTGAACTTTTTCAAATTCTTTCGAACGTTCATCAACAGCGGCTTCCAGCTCTTCTTTGGTCACAAATTTAATGACGAAAGATTTCTTGAATAACCAGATAACAACAGCGATAAGGGGACTGAGGATGCCGCCAAGTACCCCCAGAACTTTGAAAATCAAGTTTGCAATATCCATCCATTCCGCAGGCATATTTATTTTCCTGTAAACCGCTGTAAGAGACCAGGTTGATTGACTTCACCAGCTTTGACACGCTTCTCTTTGCCTCGGTGCCAGGACGCGACACCCAGGATCGCCATCGGTGTAGCGAACAATGTCGAGAAAGCCCCAACCAGCATCGGTAGGCTATTGAGGGCGGTGAAATCTTTAGACTTGATGATGTCGTAAGCCAAAATGCAGACGAATACCACCAAGGCCAGAAAGGCGATACCTGAGATGAAACCCCAGAAGGGGCGCCATCCAGAAACCCACCATTTATCGCTTTTGCTTTCGGTTTGCATGGTCTTGTTCACTTCCAGCGTGATCTGGGTTGAACACTGGATCGCGAGTTTTTGAAGGTCCGTCTGGTTTTGGATTTCAAATTGTTTGAGTTTTACCAGAGCTTCCGGATCTGCCTTGATGGCGGCTTCGATTTTGTCAGGTTCAGGTTCAGTCCCGAACAAAGATGCAATGCCACCAATGACACCGGCTGCAGCACCAACGGGGCCACCTAAGACGGTACCCACAAGTGGTGCGGCTGATTTTACAAGGTTTGCAACATTACCCCAATCCATGGCTTAGTCCTCCAATCCGGTCATAAAGTGTTTGCCGTCAAAACGCTTGGCGTGACCGCGGTTGACGGTCGGGTCGACAAATGAGCAGTGGATCCAGCCAGCATTTGGTTCGTCCTTGTTCCAGAACTCCAGAATGAGCTGATCAAAACTGAGGTTTTCAACGACCCACTTGGCGACTTCGAGGTTTGAAATACCAGGTACTTCAAAATCAACAGCCTGACCTTTGGTGTGTTGGGAGTTCGACTTACTGCCGATCTGGTGGTTCAGATCGGTGCAACGAAACCAGGAAGATGGGCTGAACGGGATGCCAAATTGGTCACGCACCGGCTGCAGAATATGTTGGGCGACTTTGACAATGCAGGTTGTCTGCTCGACATTTGGCAGGTTGTTGATGCCAAGGCGCAAGGCAGTTTGTGAGGCAATCGCCTCTTTCAGCCGGAAGTTTTCGGATAGCTTTAGACTAATATCTGTAGACATTGAAAAACCCTCATCACTTGTTAGCGAAGAGGGTGCGTAATTTTCCGTATATATGGTATTGAAGGCTTCAGGGAAAGGGATGCTTTTACGTTAAAATAGCGTGGGTTGTTCCCGTTCTTTCCTGGCTTTTGCCAGTACCTGATAGACGCGGCGCTCTGTGCAACCAGCCTCCAATGCAATGTCCAGAACTTTAACTTTTTCCTTATGGCGCTTAAGGATCAGAGCTTTTCGTTGTCCTTCATTCAACAGTGACATCGGAATGTAGATGGTACACTTGGCGAAATGTTTGACAAGCTCTTTTGCATGGTGTTCGCCGATCGATGTTAGTTCATGCTCCTCTGTCAGCTTGGCTGGGACATATTGAACGGTGCCAGGAAAGACTTCAACCAATCGCCGCGCAATGACTGGAGAGCATTGATCGGCGATGGCTTCCAGATCGGTATATTCCTTGCCGTTAGACATTGGTGGCAGAACCTTTCTTCTTAACGCGCTCAATCATCTTTTTCAGGGCTTCAATGACCGGTGTGGCTTCGTTGTAAGTCAGCCAATCAAGTTGACGCGGATCTGTGAGCTGTTTGTCTTCAGAACGGAATTTATTGACGAACAAGACCAGGCCCTGGCGCGTGTCGTCATATTTGACACCACCACGTTTATCCAGGTCATTCCAAAGTGCCCAGATCAGGCGAACAAATGATTTGCTTGAAGGTTTGAAGTCGCGGAGGTGTTGTATCTGACCGTTGATGCGATCAAGAACAGCCTCCAGTTCCTGGGCGTTGCAATCGCTCGAGGAAGTGTTGCCGGTTACATTTTCCATGATGAGTTTGCGCTGATCTTCATTGATACCGCGATCCTTACAGGCCGCACGAATGGCGCGGTTTGCTTTATGCCATGCTGCAGAACGTTTCATATCTTGGTACTCCTAAAATCAATCTTCTACCCCTTAACCCCCGTCAGCCTGGCTGTACGGGGGTATTGGATCTTCGACTTTCGTCTTCAGTTGCTGATTACAGCTTGGAATGACGTACTACATGACTCCCTCCATCGGTTTATCTGTGTGATACTTCCACCGCCTTAAGCCCGACCCTCGAAAGGGTAACGGGCTTGTTGATGAGAGAGAAAAAAGGGGCTATGCAGCTACGGTGATAACCTGCCAATCATTGGCCAGAAGATCTGTTTGAGATGCAAACCAGGGAACGATTTTACCTTCAGCATCTTTCATGTCGATGTGAGGGCGATAGGTGACTTCGGCACCTTCTCCCATAATTGAAAGCAAGGGTTCACGGCTAACTGCAAAGTTGGAACCGTTCACCAGGAAGAGAAACATACCTTTCCCATTCCAGCCCTCTCGGGCGATGCGTTTACCTTCTTTGAGAGCTTCAAGAGCCTTGGAGAAGTCGAGGTTCTTTTCCATCGTGTGTCCTTTCGTTGATGGAGGTTAAGCCGCCACTTTTAAAGCTGAGAAATCAATCTCAGGGCGGAAGAAACTAAGCTTTCCTTTACAGGGGATAAACTCAAGGGGAATAGGATTGCGCAAGACCCAGCCATAAGGGCCGATCCACCAGGGCGTATCCATTTGTTCAACACAATCGACAATCTCAACCATGCCGACGATGCCGCCTGTTTTTAGGTTGTGCTGTTCGCAATAATCTTTGTCTTCGACCTTCATGGAGGCATGGATCAATACGAAACCGCGATAGTGGGTGCGGCGCGATCTGTTTTCGACTGGTTTGCCGTTAACCAGGATGTGATGACACCAGGGCTGGCGGATGCTGAGGGCTTTATCTGGGAAGATGGTCGACATTTATTTAGTCTCCTCTTTCGCTTCCCAATGGCGGCAAGCTGGAGCCTTCAGCAAAATGTCAGTGCGGCGAGAATGGGTCCAACGCGCTTTGTTCATTTCGCATTTATAGTAGGTTTTGGAGCCACAGCCTTGAACAGGGAAACGGCAAGTTTTGCAAGTTTCACCTTCAGGTCCAGTGCCGGGGTGCCAGGCATAGCCTTTGGCCTCACTCTGTCCGATCTTGTGAAGGAGTTCCTGCTTTGGAGTTAGTTCAAAAAGACCCTGTTTCATGCTGCTTCCTCCAAATAGAAATCAACCTGATCGCCGAAGAACGTCCAGCCTGGGCGCTCTACCAGTTCACGATCAGGACGAGAGAAAAGGTCCAGGTATGGACCTTCGAACATGGTCTCAGCGCGTTCATATTGTTCATGTGGTTTTTGGCTATGATCCCGGCGCTTGGCACGAATGCAGTCAAACGGGTTATATTCCATCCAGTCGCGCACAGATCGCACACCTTCAGCCACATCGACCTCACCAAAGAAATCGAAGTCTTTCTTCAGCTTTGGATTACCACGGATAAGGAGGAGGCAAGGCTCAAGGTTTTTGCGAGTGCCATAACCAGGGCCGAAGGCATATTTGTCGGTCTCAGCGTTGTATTTGATCCACTCCCAGCCGAGGCCACTATATTCAAACCCAAGACCTTTGATGACTTTGTGCCACTCCATCATTAGAGGCCATGTGACCCACATCAGGTGGACACAATCCTTAGCAAAAAGGCCATCGATCTGTTTACCAAACTCAATGATTTCAGGAATGGTCATGCATTTGTAATGGGCAAGCGCGTTCTTTTCTTCGCCTTTGGCTGAATAGTTTTTGAACAACCAGGGAAGATCGGAAATAGTCACGCGCCAGCCGCCGTAAGGACGCAGGGCATAAAGCTGCTCAACTGTCTTTGCTAGATTCCGGTACATAACGAATTCCATATTTCATCGTGTTTTTACTGACAGCGCCGGTGATATCTGACCATTTGCCGCCTTGTTCAAGGTAGTTGCGAATGTAAGTCTCAGGGTCGGGAACAATGCCGATAAGATCTTCGGCCCTCAGAGTTGCATTCGTTGTCTTGATAGCTTCAAGCAACGCCTGGCGCTGCTGGGACATGCCCCGGCCTTTGGCAAACGCCGAGGCGATAAGGGCAAGCGAGGTGAGTGCCGCCCTTAAATCCTCTGGTGTGACTTTTGCCGGGGTTGCCATTGTCTCTTATCCGTTAACCGTCTCGCTTTCGGCGATCGCTCTAACGACATCGATCACACGCTTGCGAATGACAGAGTCTTGAAGTCTTGAGAAGGTGCGCACCAGCTCCAGCGTTTGGCGGCGATGCAAGGTGAGATGTTCTTCCGGGATATCGCTTTCTGCAGTTTCACCTTCGTAGCCTGGGAAGCTTTCACGGACACTTTCCGGCATGTCTTCAAAGAAATGTGAAACCGGCACATCCAGAACGTTACCGAGCTGCCAGAGCTTGCTGGCACTGATCCGGTTGGCACCACGTTCGTATTTTTGGATTTGCTGGAAGGTCAGGCCGATGCTTTCACCTAGCTTGCCTTGGGTCATTCCCATCAGGGTGCGGCGCAGCTTGACACGTTGGCCGACATGTACGTCGACCGGGTGTGGTGTATCGCTGCCGCGAGTGCCGGGGAGGATTTCTTTGTTGTGCGTTTTGTCTAAAGGCATTACCTTATACTCCGTCAAATTGAAGATAGCGGCGGTACCGGGGTCCATCCGGTTCGCCGTTTTTTTATTGCAGGGTGTCGTCAATCAGTTCTTTTGGAAGGTTGACGATCATGTAAGGGAGTTGGTGGTTCTCAGGGCGAGGAAACGGTTCAAATACACAAACCGTCAAATCAAGCTTGATTGAAGAATCAACACCGGCTGGAAGGTGACCGAAGTAAATACAAAGGTTCCGGTAGCTTCCTTTCGGGCCGCGATGTGACAGCGTAAAGCCAGCTTCAGAACGTTTGTTGAAAATCAGCTTTACCTTGCCGAGGTCTTTGTCTTCACCAAAGAAAACATCGCACTTATCACCAGGTCCGACACTAAAACGATCGAGAACATCTTTCCCAAGGGTAATCACCATGCCGGTGGATTTGCCACCAGGGTTTTTGCGAGTGTTCACACAAACCTGTTTGGGCTGGCATTTTGCCTTTTTGATTGTGGGTTCACATTGTGACCAGGACATATCTTTTCCTTTCATGTTTGGGTTATTCACAGCGCAAATGCGCGGTTTTGATCTCGTCGATGCCTTGTTCCAAGCATTGGCATAAGCGATCATGGCTTTGGGAAGGTGCTGGGTGCCGCCTTCATGGCTTTCACGCAAACAGTCCGCGACAGCTTCACGCAGATCATCCATCGTTTTCTGGGACACCTGAGTGCGATGGATGATGCAAAGGTGATCGTCATCCCAGAAAGAACCGCCGGGCGCGGCTTCCCGTTTGCAGCCTGGATAGTCGCAGATATAGCGTTCTATGGTTTCTCTTTTTGTGGTCATGTGCCTACCAATATCGGGCCGTTAACTTCATCAAAGTGGACTTCCTTGATGGACGCATTTCGAGGAGTATCGATGTCCTTCATCATTTTGAGGACGGTCTTGGCTCCTTTTTCATGTCGCGCCTGAACAAAGTGAACTTCGCTCTGAGCGCTAATGGAAATGCGGAAAATCTTGGTGGGTTTCTTCTTCGCCATTACCGACCTCACACTGCCGCAAGGTCGATCGGGATTGCTTTGAAGCCCTCGTCGGTTGAGTTACGGCGATAGAAACGGAAGTAGGTTTTTGACCCGGCGACACGAATGCTGTCGTTGATCGCTTCCATTGCTTTTTGCCATTTCTCATGCTCAATGTTGATTTTGCGAAGGCGGAACAAGGCTTCACGGTTGACCTGTCCGGTTTTCTCAACATTAAAGGCGTTGTTGACGATGGCGCGTATCTCATCGCGGCTCCCTTCAGACCATTCATTGATGCATTCATCAATCAGGTCTTTGGCAATCTGCAGCTCAGGTCCAAAGGTGAGATAGTCTTGCACCTGGACACGCACTTGGGTCAGGCCGTCAAAGCTGGTGAAGCTCACATTGCCTTTCTTACCACCTTTTTTGGTGTCGTATTTTTCAGCCAGCAGGTCCATGAAGGCTGCAATGTCTTCATAGGTATGGCCTTTAAAGCGGGTAATCTGTGCTGATAGTTCAGCAGCATAGCCCATGATCTTTTCGACCAGTTGATCTTCCAACTTGTCGGTCTCTTTGACCGTGTCTACAGGCCACAAACGCCCTTTAGCGTCTTGCATGTATCCTTCTGGAATTTGGGTTTGGGTACTCATTTGAGATAGCCTTTCGGTTTTGGTTTTAGGACGACTTGGGTGAGATAGCGCCATTGCTGGCGAAGGTATTTGAGGAAACGGGTCATGCCGCGTCCCCTCCAGTTGGTCCCGGTCCACCCTGCTTTTTGCGGCGGAACGCTTCGATCGGGATAATGACGGGATCAGGGAAAACACGAACAGGATCGACTATGGTGGAGTTTTCCATCTCAATGGCGTCCGCAATTGCTGTGCTCAGGATATCCAGAACCATGCCGACCTGTTTTTCATTGAGAAAAACTTCTTCCTGATCGGTGCGGCGGTGGCGAATCAGGCCATGCAAATTTTTCAAATCATCACTCAACATCTTTGCCTCCTGTGGGCTTGAGCTTGCAGACCTGACAGGCTTTCCAGTGGCGGAAATCCTTGGGGCTGCTCATCGGCATGGAGCGGGTTGAAAAGCTTTCACATTGAGCCAGAGCAATGTCGCTTTGAAGGTGAGGGCAAGGCACTCGACCAACGAGCTGAGACAGAATTGTTTTTTCAAGCTGGTCTGTTTGAGCCGTGTATTTCTTCGCCAAAAACAGAGACAGTGTGGGTCTTGCCACGCCGATCTTACGGGCAACATGGGCGATCCCGCCTTTGCCGCCGTTAGACTGGTTGAACTTGTCAACTTCAGCCTGGGCGATTTCTAACGCTGAAGACATGGATAAGTCTCCTCTGTATTCGGGTCATAGACAGCCTTTTTGTCACGTTGGATCATTGGCGCTTCTGGCCCTGTGTCGCGGATCAGGACATAGCGACGGGTTCTCTTGTCTGATTTCAGGTCACGCAGGTAGCCAGACTGGAACAAAAGGCGCAGATAGCGTTGAACGCTGTCTCTGGGGGCTTTTTCGTTCTTGCTGGCCAAAGTCACAATGTCGCTGATCGTGAACTTTTGCTTTAGGCGTACTGCTCTCCAAATACGGATGCGCATGGATTTGCCGTGTTTGCGTTTCTTGCCGAAGGGACGGATCGGGGCGCTGTTTAAAACGGCATTGTTTGAAACAACAATCCGCCCTTCTTTGGTGAGCTGAAAACAGCCTGTCTCTACGCGATCGACAAAACCGCGATAGACCAGTTTTGTGCAAGCCTGACTGATCGCCTTACGACTCAGACCAGTTGCGGCTTCAAGTGCTTCTATGGTCAAACAGGCATCAGAGCCGATGGCGCGAAGGATGGTATTTTGGTTTTCAGCACACATGGCCTTAACCTTTCACCGTGATCTGGCGACCGGTGCGGCGGTCATTCAAGAGAACCTCGCCGACCATTTCTTTGACGCCGATCGGGCCATCGTTGACCTTGCCGAAACGTTCAATGGCGTTGATGCCTTCCTTGATTTCGCGCACAAGGCCGTTGGAAGCCTTATGAAGCTGGGCGATCAGATCATCCTTGACCTCAACCTCACAAAGTTCATTAACCATGCGGGTGACATCTTCCAGAGTAGCTGGATTAAAGGCTACATACTGACCAACGCGGCTGGCGATCTGAGGGAAGCGGCTCAGGTTATCGCGTACCCGGCCCATGCCGACCATGATGAAAGGAATTTCCAGCATGTCAGACAGGTCGCGGATGGTTTCCAGAAGGCGGGAGCTGCGGCAGATATGATCCACCTCGTCGATCACAACGGCATAGACTTCGTCGTTATGTTCTGCCATTTGTGCCTCTGTGCCGAGCTTTTCCAAGGCTTGGCGGTACATTTTTTCAAAAGAGTGGGCGGGACTTACATTCAGGCTTTGAAGGAGTTCACGTAGCATCCATGCCGGTGTCCATTCCTTTTTGGCGCGAAGGTAAAGGCATCCCTGCTGGGCTGAGTACCATTGCAAAGTATGGGATTTACCCAGACCGGGAATGCCGTCAACAATCATCAGACAAGCTTCTTCCGCGCCGCGATCTTGCAGCCGGGCGACAGCTCCCATGAAGTTTGAGGCATTCTCGGTTTTGACAAACAGGTCTCGCATTGATATTCTTTCCTTTCATTAAGTGTTTGATACTGCCGTTTTGGCGATGATGGTTTCGAGGAGGTCTGGCGGGACGTCCTCGAATTCCAACAACTGGCGGAAATGACTTCCGCGCAGCTTTTCCTTGAACAAACGAGCATCTTTCTCAGTGGCCTGATCCGGGTTTTGGAGCAGCCATTTGGCAAGTTGCACTTCGTTGCTGAAAATTGGTCGAGTGCCTGGGATGGCTTCGCGCTCGGCCTTTGGTTCATTGCGTTTTTCAAGCTTGGCAAAAGCCTCATCCGCGATCTGACGGTCATATTCCGTTAGAGCGGGTGCTTGTTCCATCACCTGATATTCGACCTCTAACGGCAGACCTTTGGCTTCTTTGAGAATTTCTTCTCGTTTTTCATCAACTAGGCTAAGGCGTGATTTAGTGCGGCTTTCGAGAACCTTGTCTTGCTTGGACATGGCAACCTTGATGACATCATCACCAAAGTATTGGCGTTTATTTCCGTCCAGTTCGGCGACAGCCAGGAGAACGCCTTCGAAATTACGCACCCAGACTTTTGAAGCATCATGGATGTTGTATCCAACCATGACCTCTTCGCCATGCCATTGCTCTAGATCAAAGCTGAAATAGATGTTCCCCAAAATACGCACTTCACCGCGCAGGGTCTTACGGCGCTCATAAGGACGAATGAGATCGGCAGCTTCATCTTTGGGGATTAAACGGTTTTCACCGCCTTCCTCCAGCCATTTATCCCAGACCTCTTTAGGTGTCATATGGCGATAACGAAGGGTTTCAGGATCCCGGTAACGGGGCAAGCCGGAATGAGGGCGGTTGTTGTAGTCGTCGATCGCCTGTTGAACCTGTTGTTTGAATTCGTCCCAGGTAATGGCAAATGGGGCCCGGCGTTTGGCGCGGAGTTCCTTATCGGTAATCCGGCGGATTTCGCGCATGGCTTCTTTGTCAGCATCCTTGCCTTGATAGGTTTCGAATGTCTTTGAAAGCGGTGTCCAAATCGAACGGTTAAGGCGCTCAATCACACCCCGAGCCTGGGAGTTATAGGGCAGAGAGTTTTTAGCAGTGATGCCCCAGCGGTCATAAAAGCCGGTTCCTGCATCTTCAAAGATTTTGGCGCGGAAACCCGAGCCGTTATCTGTGTACCAGATTGCAGGAAGTCCACGATGGCGACCGTCATCATGTTCAACGATTGAAACCGACAAAGCCTCCAGGACACCGATGCTGTTTTCAGCCAAGGCGACCGACCAGCCGGGGATGTAGCGGGAATAAATGTCACATACCGCCGTGACCTCGGGTGCAAAAGGTTGACCGTGAAACGGATGCTCCACCTTGGCTTTGAAGGTATGGCCATCGGCACTGTACACGGCGGTTGGCCAGAGGTCTTCTGTCCCACGTCGAGTAAAGGCTTTCATGGATTTGAGTGCCTGTGGCCCCATACGTCCATTGTGGAGAGCAACTGGCGCCAGCTTTTTCAAGAAACGTTCAGCCTGGTCGCGTGATGGTGGGCAGACATTTGCTGGGAGGTGTGCCGGAAGCTTTTCTATAATTGCGGTGATTGCCGGTTTGTTCGGGTTTCTATAGAGGTCAAGGAAAGCCCAGCCCCAGTCGGGGATTGAGAAATCTGTCACTTTCGTCAGATCAGGGGCAAGACCGGCAACACCATGTTTTTCCCGTTTCGCAAACCACTCATAAACAGTGCTGCGACCAACTTTGGCTTTACCTTGACCGGATTGCTGTCCTGACTTTGCGTTTGCCTGGATTAGCAAATCACGCAGGTAGCTTGGAATGCGGTTACTCTTGCAGAGTTCGGTTAAATCGCGGATGGCCTTTTTTCTGCCTCCACGCATACTGTTTTCTTCCACCCAGCGAAGGATGCCTAAACGAGCTTCCATAACATCGCGTTGCCATTGGTTGAGCTGGCTTAGAGTGTCTGGGGCTTTTTTAAAGGCAACATCTACGGCCTCGACAAGTTCACCGGCCTCAACTTCTTTTTCAACATGGAGGTTGACGAAATGGTCGTAAGCTTCACCAGGCAGCAGAACATAGTGGTATTCCCAGCCGCCGCCTTTACCAGCTCTTTTTTGAGACAGGGGATTGCCGTTCCGATCATAAGATGGTCCCCAACGGTTCCAACGATCTTTGACGATCCAGCCTTCCCGCTGCGCATAGCGAATGATTGAGCTTTTATCGGGGTAAAACCCCGGCAAATTCATATCTGCAAATTGTTGTGCGGAGAAGAAAGGCCAGGCCATTATGCAGCCTCCTTGGATAATTCAGGCAGAACAACACCCTGCTCAGCCAGATGCTGAAGGAATGCGTCTTGCTCAGATTTTTGGGCGTTCTGCCATGCGGATTTTAATTTTTCCAATCGATGCTCTGCTGGGGTGAGCTTACGCTCTACACGACCGGCGAGGTGAGCTTTACATTTTGAAACGCTTTGGATCGGGTCTTTATCACGCAGCATAAGGTCTAGGTATTGGGCCTGTGTCTCATCGTCACAAGCCGACAAATGAAGAAGCTCACCTTGTTTTTCCGAAATCCAGGTGTTTTTGATCCGGTCGATTGAAGCCTTACTTAATCCGTTATAAACGCGGATATAATTTTCAACAGTTCGTGATGTTTTACCGATTTTTTCAGCAATATCTTTGCTAAACGAAACCGTTTCGTTTAGCGAATTTACGGTGTGTTGATTCTTTGCACCTTTCTTGGTCTCAGGGAAAAGTTCCTCATAAACCTCTTTCTGCTTGCCGAGAAAAACGCACTTATCAAGTGGGTTTAGCTCAACGCGATGGAGGTTTTCTAACACCTCCAGAATGATCGCCTCTAACGGTGTTGCCACCTCTTTAACGAAGCAGGTGATATGCGTCAGCCCTAAAGCCTTAATTGCAGCCAGGCGGTGACCACCGGCGATCAGTTTGTATCGCACCAATCCGTCAAAACGAATGGGGAGCCATTGTGTTCTGTCTTTGGGATTGACCTCACGATAGAGATGCACAGTGATCGGTGTTTGCAGACCGTGTGCCTGTATGGACTCAGCCAGTTTGACCACACCTTCAGGGTCTGGATCGCGCAGCCGGTCATCTGTGAGAATGGCGCTAACTGGTAATGAAACTGTCTTCATAGCTCAACTCCAGCATTCATAAGAGGCAGGGAGTGGATAGCCTTTTGGATTTGCTGATCGGCGTGTTGCTTGATAACAACCATCTGCCCGATCTGAGCCATATAAAGCTGCTCTGTTCCGGCAACACGGACCCGGCTTGTTGGGCAAACCAGTCGAGGAAGTTCGCGCCCAGGATAACGGTCAGCGGGGCGACAAAGTGTGCTGGTAATTCGCTCGGGTGGCTCGGCTTTGTCCACATATCAATACTGTCTTTTGAAACATCAACGCCAGTCCAGGCGGTGAGGGTCTCAGCGACCTCTTCGCGAGATTTACCGCTTTGCTTGATCGCTGCTGTTAGCCATTTGCGGGTGGCCTGTTTGCAATCCATCGCACCATCTTCGGTGCTGGGTTGTTGTGGGATATCCATCAACTCGACACCAGCTCCTTGAGCAAAAAGGTCAAATTGATCTGGGTTTGGTTGTGTGCGACTGCTTTTTTTTCTAGCCATATCGTTGCTCCTTTCGGAAAAAGGACCGGACGACTCTTTTGTGCACTGAGCCGTCCGGCCAGTTGTGCTCTCTTCAACACATACGTTGACAGAGAGAGGCAAAGTAAGTGGCAGACTGGCGATGGGGTAGGAACAGGGGGAAAGTCGCCAGTCTGCCGCTCCCCGCATTAAGAAGGGCGCGACCATTCCCTAATGCAGTGAGTTCTGTTTTTTTGTTCGCGGGGTATCTGTGAAATGAACAGTTGGTCATGTTCACGCGGCCTTTGAAAATTGGTCGTTGTGCGCCGCCGATTTTTTGCTATTCTTTCCCATGACACGCTTATCCTTCAAAGGGTTGCCATCTTGGTCATAGCGATCAGGCCAAATGTCTTCAGGCTTCATTTTAATGAGCTTGGCGATTTTAGCTTCGACACTCGGCCAGGGCTTGCGCAAGGCAGTATTGATTGCGGTTCGGTGAAACCCCCAACGCAGGGAAAGGCCAACCATAGTCGATCCGGTCATTCGGATTTTGGCTTTAATCTCTTCTTTATGGAGACCTTTAACGGGTTTGCGGGTCATGAGTTCTCCTTGGATGCCGATGGTCAGATCGGCTTTTTTCGGGGTGTCCAAATTCGATTAGTAGAATGAACACTATACGACAAAAGTGGCGTAATCAACATTAAAATGACGTGCCACAGAAAGAAAATGGCGCAATTGCGTCAAAAAAGACGTAAGCCTTTGTTTTCTTTTAGGTTTTGTCGTTCTGTGGCTGTGTTTGTAAAAATATGCATAACGCCACAGAAAGGGATTTAAACTGTGGCATGGAAAACGCTGATATTGTTGACCGACTAAAAAGGGTGCGAAAAGACCTAGAATTAAGCCAGGAAGAGATGGCTGAGTTAGTCGGTACAAAATTTAGAACATGGCAAAGGTATGAGGCAGGAGATTCCTTGCCAAAGCTACAGTACCTTTCTGTCATTGCTCAAAAAGGCTATGATCTGAACTGGTTACTTACTGGTGTCGGATCAATGAAGACTAGCATCAAGGCTGAAATGCCCGATGTTCCGTTGGATGGTGCCTTGCTTGAGGAAGCTATTGAATTTGTGAAAGAAATAGAAGAAGAACGCAGGATAATCCTTGCCAATCATAATTTTGCCAAAGCGGTCATGGCCTACTATGGATACGTTTTGGAATGCCGAGAAAAAGACGAAAAAGCCGATAAAACGGCAATGAAACACGCAATGAAGGCAGCAATGTGAAAGGAGGGATAGATGTCCGATTTCGGAACATTCTTTAGACAGGCGTTAGGCTCAAATGATAACAGGCCCAAAGGAAATGGCGGCTCTAACGTTGTTTGCAATGGCCCTGTGACGATTAACATTATCGTCAACAATTTAAAAAAAGAAATGTAACTTGCGATAATCTTAATTTATAGAAAGTTATTGATTGTCTTGAAAATAATATATGCTTCTTTTAATGGTGCATGGTTAATGCTGAGTTAATAGAAGGTGGTGAAATGAAAATTATTAAATATGTAGTTCTGGGTATCGGTTTTTTTCTAATCGGTGCATACTTCTTCTTTAATGACAAGCCTGATGAAAACACGGAGGAACTGGCGAGAAAGCTTGTTCTGCCCGAGAATGTTACGGATGAAGAAAGAGGCTTATTCCTTATCGCTACCAGTTACATGATTACAAATGAGTGCTCCAAGATGCTTGGATATCAGGAGTCTATTGAAAGCATGGAAGTCCAACACGTAACCGGTGAGTATGTTTATGACTGGGCCAAGGAAAGATATGGCTGGACGGACCTCTATATTTTTAGGCCAAAAATTAAGGATGCCCCCCAGATTGGTCTCAGCGATGCTAAAGGGCATACATTGCATATTGTCCTAGGAATTGGGAAGCGCAGCGGAATCTACAAATATAAGGATGTTGGTCTGGAAATCTGTGGCTTTGGGCCTACTCGCTTTATTGATGCACCTGACGCAAAAGCAATTTTTGAAACAGCAATGGCGAAGTGATTCACTTCTGCATCTTAATATCTCAATAGTGTCCAGAAACTGATCCGAAAAAAACGCATTTTAAAACGATCCTGTCCAAAAACCGCTTTTGGTGGCGTTAGATCTCTATCCCTTACATACAGCCGTTCTGACGGTCATTTTTCCCTTCTACCGTCTGTCCAGAATGAAACACCCCCCTACATAACCAGAAAAGTTTATTCGCTGGCCTCGTTATTTATATCCGAACCGGAATGAATAGTAAGATTCGCACTTTGGTTTCACACAAATTTACAGAATAGCTGTTAAAGAAAATGTGTTGTGTTTAATATTTGAAATACCTCTGTACTGAAAGCTTGTACTGGAACAACGCTTGATTGTATATGACGCATTCTTTATAGATATTGATGGAACTTAAAACTGGAAGGGAAGAAAATGGGAAGGCCATTCAAGAATGAACTTGAAGAACTAAACAAAACATACGAATGGGCCTGTAGTTTTGATGTTTCTGAAATCTCTAAAACCTTGAAAAGAAGCTGGCACCACCCTTTGTTTACAGTTGGGTCAGGAGGATCTTTTTCAGCAGCAGAGTACCATGCCTCTCTTCATCGATCTCTTTTTGAAACTGTTGCACAAGCCGTAACACCTTTGGAAATGATTGAACATCTTCCAAGAGATGGAAAAGCATCTGTCTGGCTTATGTCCGCCAGCGGTAATAATATTGATGTAAGGCGTGCCTTTAAGCATGCTGCCTTGCTTGAACCTGCTATTGTAGCAGCAATTGTTGGATCAGAAAATTCCAAGTTGGGCGAACTCGCAGATAAATTTCAATTTGCAGATATCTTTGCTTTCGATTTGCCAGCAGGAAAAGATGGCTTTTTAGCTACTAACTCTTTGGTTTCATTTATCATTATTCTTTATCGAGCTTACTGTCTCACAGTCGAAATTCCTACAAACTTACCTACTAGTCTCCAAAATCTAATATTAAACACACTATCATCACATTCGTCACTTGATGACTTATTTCAAGATTGCTCCAACCTTTGGCCAATGGAGCATATTCAAGTCGTTTACAGCACGCCATTGAAAGCTGCAGCAATAGACATTGAGTCAAAGTTTGTCGAAGCAGGTCTTGGGTCTGTTCTAATTTCTGACATCCGGAATTTCGCTCATGGTCGGCATCACTGGTTTGATAAGCAAAAAGACAAATCCGGCATATTGTTCATTTCATCCAAAGAAGACAAAGAAATCTGCAACAGAACTCTCAACTTATTACCCGATGAGATTCCTAATTGTCATATCAATTTGAATGCCACACCGGGGATAGATTCTATCGTAGGGATTATCTTGTCACTATTCTTAACTGGAGAAAAAGGAGTTTATCGGAATATTGATCCAGGAAAACCTGGTGTCCCCCAATATGGATCAAAAATATACCGACTGAGTGCTAAAGCTGGTTTTAGAACAACGCTAAAAAAAGATGAAGTTGCAATACTCAGAAAAACACGTGCTTTCCCGCCAGTTAGCGTAGATGAAACCTTCTGGAAACAATCGTATTTTGATTTTAGCAAGCGTTTGAAAAAGGCAATAATTGGAGGGATTGTTCTTGATTATGACGGTACAGTCGTTGACACTCGACATCGGTTTGATCCACCAATCAAAGAAATGACTGAACAACTCATTAGATTATTGGACGCAGGAATACTGGTGGGGTTTGCGACAGGCCGCGGGAAATCAATTCGAGAAGCATTGCAAAGCGAGAATATTATTCCAAGGGAATACTGGGACCAAATTATTATTGGTTATTATAACGGATCTGATATTAGCGTATTGTCAGATAACAATTCTCCAGATGGAAAAGAACGATCTTGCCCAGATCTTACAAAAGAGTCCTTATGTATTCAGCAACTATCGAGTACAAAAACGCTTGAATGCACTTTTGAAGAAAGATTGAACCAGATTACAGTTGAGACAAAATCACTGCTTCCAGAAGGCCTTTTATGGCAAATGGTTTATAACGAGGCACAAAATAATTGTGCTCAACTAAAAATCACCCGCTCAAGCCACTCTATTGATATTCTCAAAAAAGATGTCACAAAGTGTACTGTTATTGAAAAAATGACGGGTAAGCTTCTAAAAAATCGATCTGTATTGTCAATTGGAGACCGAGGTGAATGGCCTGGAAATGATTTTGATTTACTCAGTTCTGAACTATCTCTAAGTGTTGATGAAGTTTCAACTTCTTCTTCCTCATGTTGGAATTTATGCCCCCCAGGTATCAAAGGACCATATGGTACTGTGCATTACTTGAAGAGATTGGTGACAGATAGCGGCATTGCAAGATTCAAATAGGGATGGGGTAGAATGAATAGGAAACTGGCTCTCAGAATTTTGAGTAATGTTATGGATTGGAACGAGAGTGAAGCTGATGAAGAGTTCCGTTGGATTGGTTTTAAGTCAAAATCCAAATATGATTCATATGAAGATTTTTTAGCAGGCGCTCGTTTTATCGAGAATATGGCCCATTGGCTTCAGCAGTTTGATACGATTGAAGAACGCCGTTCTGCGTATAAGTTTATCAAAGAAAAATTGATTTATATTTCTACAAGGGAGATGAACCATATAGTATCTCTGTTTAATTACAAAGAGTTACTTCCTTATTTGGAAAGTAAAGTTGCGAAAGGTCTAAATAAAAAACCTTTTGAAGTACGTCTCACATCTGAAGGAAGAGAAGCAATAAAAATTGCGCGAAGGAAAACGTTGTTTTTGGGGATGAGTGACGGTGCCCGCTTGGATATTTTAAGAAGGGAGAATATTGGCCTTATTAGCAATGAACAAGTTGTTCTATATTATGAAACATCGAACGACAAATGGGAAAGCTTAGGGGAAAAGCTTAAAGGTGACCTTAATGACCCTGGCGCAATGTTTGAAACGGTATATCTAATTGATGATTTCACAGCTAGCGGAACTTCTCTTCTTCGTTATGATAATGAGAAGAAGGCTTGGAAAGGAAAGCTCAGTAAATTCCTTAATGGAATTTGTAAATTACAAAATGACCTAGGCTCAAAATGGGCCTTATCAAATGATTGTGCAATTATAGCTCACCACTACGTTGCAACTACACAAGCAATGAATAAAATCCAAGAAAATTTAGATAAATTCGCACCCGATTTTAAACAACACAGCGTTGCTGTTACAGCATCTTGGCAGTTACCAAATAGTGTTAAAATAACTAAAGAAACAGATCCAGAATTCATTAAACTTGCTGAAAAGTATTATGATTGCTCGCTTGAGGATGAACATGCCGCTAAAAGTGGCAATCCAAATATGAGATATGGTTACGCAAAATGTGCACTTCCTTTGATTCTAGAGCACAATACACCTAATAATTCAATTTCTCTTATCTGGGCAGAAACGACTGGTGAGGAAGACAACCACAAAATGCGCCCGCTTTTTAGAAGACGTTCACGACATGGAGGGAGCACCTTAGATCATGGATAACCCATTTGAAAAACGTGCTACCGAGTACTTACGTGATGATGAAGGCTATTTGTCATTGGTTAGCCCTGAACCATTAGTTGCAAAATTAAAACATCCAGCTGGCAAAGGCACTTTATTTGATAGACTTGTCGTTATTTCAGGTACTCCAGGTAGTGGAAAAACGACTTTAGCAAATCTTATTCAGTTTCGGCTTGTTCAGACAATCTTAAATAACGATATTTTAGATGCTTATCGCCCGTTAATAGCGGCACTCAATGAATGTAAGATTATTGATGGCAGGTCACCAAAAATTGTTTGCTGTCGTTTACCAATGGAAGCTGAATATCGTGATTATTGGGAATTGCCCTATAACGATAAGCTTAAATACCAACTTACATTGAAATTAATTCAAGCTCGTGCAGTATTAGGTTGGATTTCGAATGTAATTAACAAAGGCGAATATTCTCTAGAACACATAACCTTTATTCCCAAAAGGGGAGAAGAAGGAAGTATTGATTTTATTGGCGGCCAAAAAGGACAAGATGTCTACAATAAAGCTAGGCAAGTTGAGCATGCAGTATACAAAGTAGGCACTGCATTAATTGCTCCTGATGTATCTAATATAAGCAAAGAGGTTGTGGAATCCTATAAGCCATTTGATATTATTGAAGAAATTCAGGCAAAAGATTCACGTGGTAATACTGTTCGCCTTAAACCACTAGTAATCCTTGATGATGCACATATTCTTCATGCAGATCAACTAGGGCAATTAAAGGTCGATTTCGCTCGCAGGGAGATTAAAATCGCCCGATGGCTTATGATGAGATTTGATGCATTAGCTCCTGTCCATGCAATTGAGCTTACCACAAATAGTGACGACTATTCTCCTAACGGTATTGACGCTGATAGGGAAACAACTTCAGTTTCTTTTCAGGCTGTTGAGGAAAGGGGGAGTGCTAAACGTGAGTTTCGAAAAATTGCAGCAGATATCTCAAAACGTTATCTGACACGTATTCCCGATTTTGCAAATAGAAACCATAACAATTTGAACCATCTCTTGCTTGAGAGAATTCAACCACTTGCAGAGGGGACTATCACTAAGTTAAGAGACGAAGTGGAAAAATGCTCTGTATCACTCGGCGTTCCTCGGTCTCAAATTGATCAAATAAGGTCAGGAATACAAAGTTTTGAACAAGGGTATGGTGGTCAAGACTGTACAGAAGAGCTTAAGCTTGCAATGGAGAGAGTGCTTATTCATCGTTATCAGAATAAACGTCCTCAACGCAGTTTTTTTGAAAACAATGAACCAGAGGATGTGCTAGAAATGAAAGCAGATTCTAATATTGCAAGTGCTGCGAAAATATATTTAGCTCACAAATATAACAGGCCATTTTTCTATGGATTTAATGATTTATGTGATGCAAGCTCTCAGAATGCGGAATTGTTTTTAAGGCTATGTAGCCCCCTTGTTTCGCGATGCTATACAAAACTGATACAAGGACGTGGCAGTATTGCGTTAGATGCAAAAGTTCAAGATGCAATGCTTCGTGAGAAAGCTAAAACCAGTATTTATCAAGAGTGGAACTTCCCAAATGCTAAAAAAGTTATTCAGATGGGAGAAGCCATTGCAGAGATTTGTAAGAATGAAAGTCTAAAGGACAATGCTCCACTCGATGCAGGAGCCAATGCAATCTCAATCCCTCAGGAAGAGTTTGATAAGCTTCTTCAAACAAAGTCTCAAATCGTTGATGTCTTAAAGTATGGTGTTGCATACAATGCGCTCAATATCACCAGAAACTACTCCCAGGGGAAACCAGGCCAAAAATGGACATTAATCGGCCTTGGGGGGTTCTTGATTTTGCACAACCGTCTGACTCTAAAGCTTGGAGGTTTTGTCAAGAAGTCGGTTTCAAATATTGAAGAGATGATAAAATGATTCTTGAAGACCAATGGAAATCGGCGATTTCATTCAAGGACGGTGATTTTGATGATTTTGTAGAAACATATTTCTCTGATCCTTCAAAAATGTGTTTATTGATTGGTGGTGCAGGTTTTGACCTCAGGGCGACGCATATAGCTGAAAAACTATCAACAAAATTACATGACAGGCTTTATGCTATTTTCTTAAAAGAACAGAGGCGAAATTCTACAGAAAAGCTTGATTGTTTGGCAAATGCCAATTCGGAACGCCTCTCAGAGAAAGTTTTAAATTACTATCAAAATGAAATCCAAATTTTTGCTGAGGATGGGAATGTTGTCGGGGGGCGAAGTGCAATTAATGCTATCAAGGCAAGCATGAGTGCTATACAGGGGCAACTAGAGAATATCACAGACATAATTCTTGATTTTAGCGCATTATCTACGGGAGTTTCATTTCCAATAGCGAAACTTTTCTATGAAGATTGTTTAAACAATAAAAATGGCGTTAATTTCCATGTTATCGCTGTTTCTAGCCCGGCAGTTGATGGTGCAATTGTTGGCTCTCCTGATGCTGAAGTGGTCTTGGCACATGGTTTCCAACATGATGCAGGTTTGCATGGTGTAGAAGAAAAAGCAAAATTTTGGATACCGACGTTGGACTCAAAGCATAAGCAGACGCTGATTAAGATACACGATCACATAGCACCAGATGATACTTGTCCAATGGTTCCTTTTCCTGCGGAGGATCCGAAGTTAGGAGACAAACTATCTGAGAGCTTTTTGATAGAGCTTCAAGCATGGGAGGTTTCACCCGGTGATTACCTTTATGTTGAAGAGGATGATCCTTTAGACGTATATCGGCGGATTATTAGTATTGACGCACGTCGACAAGAGCTTTTTTCTGCAATGGGCGGAGCAACTAGTCTCCTTTCCCCAATGGGCACTAAAACAATTGCCATAGGAACCCTAATGGCGGCGATCCAGAAAGAATTACCTGTATATTATGTTGAAAACATTGGTTATGAATTTAATGATCAAGAGATTTGTGAAAACCCGGAAATGAAAATTTTACATGTTTGGCTAAATGGTCAGCCGTATGAGGTTTAGAGTGCTTTTCTATTATTCCTTTAATTTTAGAGGTATAGATACATGGGGAAAATTATTTTTATAAAAATCTAGTGCGATGTCATTTTTAGACATACAAACTTCTTGAGTTAGTTTATACACGCGCACACGCTGCACGTTTTAATGAACTGTGATTTACGATGAATACATTGCTCCATTACGAGAAAAAACCTTCCGTCTATGGAACTGGTCTTTTTGCTCTTGATATTGTTATTGGAACTGAGACTAATAAAGCTGCCTATCAATGGGCAGGCGGAACTTGTGGAAATGTATTAACGATTCTGTCGTTCCTTGGGTGGTCATCTTTTCCTCTTGCTCGATTAGACAATGAAAGCTCATCAAATCGAGTAAAAGAGGATATGAAAAACTGGGGTGTCAGGCTAGATTTTGCTGAGTTGCAACCAAGTGCTAATGTTCCAATTATCACTCAAGAAATCACCAAAGATAAGAACGGACACCCGAAACACAGGTTCCATTGGAAAAATTGTCCCAAATGCGGTTCTTATTTACCCAATTTTAAATCGATTACCTTAAAGCAGGCGGAAGTAGTTAAGGAGAGAGTTCATAGGGGGAACGTCTTCTTTTTTGATAGAACCTCTCCTGCTGCAATTGATTTGGCACGACATTTTAAAGAACTAGGTTGTTTGATTTTCTTTGAACCTTCAGGAAAAGGAAATCCTAAGCATTTTCAACAGGCAATGAAAGTTGCCGATATTATCAAGTACTCGGATGAACGGTTTTCTTCGTCTGTTTCTGAAAAGGAAAATGGCGTTGGCCCAACACTAGAAATCCAAACCAAAGGTGATGACGGTCTGAGGTATAGACGTTCTAGTGAAAACGAATGGATAAATATTCCAGCGTTTAAAGCGGAAGAATTGAAAGACACATGTGGATGTGGCGATTGGACAACTGCAGGAATTATTTCTAAGCTTGGAGAAATAGACAATCCAGATTTAGAAAGTATTTCAGATGAGGTTATTAAAAATGCTTTGACCTTTGGACAAGCTCTTGGCGCTTGGAACTGTAGTTTCGAGGGGGCTCGAGGGGGAATGTATCAAATCTCCGCTGATGAGTTTCTCAAAGAAGTTAATCAAATTCTTGAGGGTGGTACATTGCCAATAAGAGATGAGTTAACTCCTCCACATTCAGATCATACAGGTGATGGAAATTGCCCCTCGTGCCCATAGATTGCTTTATTGTAATTTGGAGCAATCAGCATGTTCACACATAAATGAAGTTTTTCATTAATGTGAAAAGCGTGAAATTAAACTTGGAAAATCTTTCTCGATTGAGGGGATTTTAGATTTTTGCCGATAGGCAATGCCACTACCATCCGTAAATGGGCGTGTCTCAATTTGATCATTTTCCTGAAGGTAATATTGAGTCACTCCATTTCCAAAAGTGACTGACAGGTTTTCAATTGTTGGCTTTTTCAAGCCAAGGTATCGTTTGTACTTTGGGGCTTTCAGGTAAATGTATAATTTTGTATCAGCCAGATCATAATAGGACTGTGCATCTACAGCATTATATGAATCAAAAGCGTTAAAACCACTTTCAGGTACATCAAAAGAAATATCCTGACAAAAAGAAGTAGGCTGTTCCTCAGAATTTGAAAATGGGTAATGGGTAACTGAAGTAGCCAATTGGGGTTCAATATGTAAAATGGCTTTGTCGACTTTCAAATCGCGATAAAATTTGGTCCTGAATTTTGGATCATTGGTGAAATACAAAGTAACTTCGGCACCTGTAATGTTTTGATAAACTTTCTCACCTTCTTGTTTAATTTTTTGCAACAACGATGGAAGGGGAAGGTTTTTCCACTTTTTTCTGGTGACTTTGAGCAGTATGTCAGTGCTAATGCAATATTTGAAACGGACTTTCTTTGGTGAATATGAGTGACTTGATTTCAGTATATCCTTTGATATCTCAGTCATAACAGTCCTGAACTCTTTTTCTGATTTTTCTTTTTCGTTTTCTTCTAAATAATCCAAGCTGATAAAACAGGTGGATGAGATAACAAAAAAACAGAAGCTTACGAGGCTTAATTTTTTATGCTGTGAGCCATGCTCCTCAGTATCCGTCCGGTGAAGGCGCTCTTTCTTGATTTTCTTGATTGCTTTAAGTGTCCACTAACGAATAGGTGGACACTTAACCAAGAGGGAATAGGATGGGTGAAGTAAGGCGTCGCAGCTGGACCAT